GGGGGGCGAATATTGAAGTATATCCAATAGGTATTGATATAGAAAACAAGAACAATCATTTTATTCCCCTCAATCTTGCTGATTACTCACGATTATTTGGAGATAACAAGCTATTTGATACACTTGATGAGTTGCCACATCCAGATTTGATCATAGCTAGTCCACCTTGTGAAAGTTGGTCTAATGCTAGTGCAATTGCTAATGGCAACGCTTGTTGGAAACAGGAAGATCTATCAGATAGCTTGTTTGATCCACAAATACCACCTAGCATGTTTACCATAAGGGCCAACAAAGATTATGAGGAGGCATATAATAATTATCGGTATGATAGACAATTTATGAAACGAGTGAATGGTGAGCTATGCGCTTTTAACACTATCGAAATCATAAAGAGGTACAAGCCGAAGTATTGGATCATTGAGAACCCGGCAACAGGGAGATTGTGGAAATATATAGAATCTATTATAGGTTTTGAGATACCATATAAAAACCCAACACGATATAACAACTATGATTACCCGTTACAAAAACCAACTAAATTTGCAAGTAACCTTTTTCTAAACCTCAACAATGAGAAGAAACCAGCAGAGGTTGAATGGGGCAATTTTTCAAAATCATACAACGAACGGTCTAACATACCTCAAAAATTGCTTTTAGAGATATTTAGGACTGTATTAAACCAATTTGAAAAGGAAAAACAAAATGACACAATTTGAATTTATTTTAATTTTAGTAGCAGCACTTACCACAACATGGGCTGGATTAATTACAGCAGTCGCAAAGATTGCTATCCGCAAATACAAAGAGCGAGTGGAGTATTATCAAAGCCCTAATACACAAATCGAAATCGCTAGCCATGTTATTCAAAATAAATGGTACACAACAGGTCAGGAGGTGTTCAGATGAAAGTATTTGATGGAGCAAAGCTGAGATCAATGCGAAAAGATGCTGGGCTAACCCAGTATGACTTAGCCCCTCTTTTGGATATCTCTCAAAATAGGATCAGTGACATTGAGAGAAATGTGACTGATCCCACAACGGTAGATATAGAGCGATTTGCAGAAATCCTGAAATGTCCAGTTTCAACATTCTTGAGTGATGAAGATGATATTGAGGTGGTCGTTAACACCTTTAAGAAAAATAAGAAAAATGGAAAATCGTCTGATGATGAAAGTGGATCATCTGAACAATTGGAATTACTGATCGATGAAGAAGTGCCAACAGGTCGAGATTTAGCTGGTTACATTTTGATCAAACAAGATGTATATCAATCTCTGATTGAAGATAAAGAGAAATTGAAACAGCTGCTAAGTCTTTTGAAGTAAGTAGGAGGATAAAATGGATAAAAAATTAATAGGATTAGACCTCTCGCATATAGCAGAGGGTGGATTGCAAGAAAAGCTTGATCTTGAATTAGAGAAGGTGTTTAACAACATCTTAGATCTTAACACAGACGCAAAAGCAAAACGGACAATCACAATTACATTGAAGATGTCATCTAATGATGAGCGTACAGTTGTCGATACGATAATGGATGTAAAATCTAAATTAGCACCTCAAAACGCTGTGGCTACAACTATACTTGTCGGTCGTGATTATGATACTGGTATGGTACATGCTAACGAGCTTAGAAGCAGCGTACCTGGACAAATGTATTTTGATGACGATGCACAATTAAGAACTGACATCGGGCAACCAGTAGAAGAAGTTGAAGAGCAAGAAAAAACATCCACTGATATCATTGATTTCAAAAAGAAAGTAGGTAACTAATATGACAAATGAAGGTATTAAAGAGGCATTAGAGTATGCAGTAGAACTAAGAGAGTGTGGTCAAGAAATTTTAGAATCATCTGATGGCACGGAATATTATGATTCCAGGAAATTTAGTCTAACTGAATTAAATCCAAAACGTTATCCACAAACTTTAAAATTATCAACTTTAACTAGCCTTGTTGACTATCTCAAGACAGATCTAAACCAATTGAAAGATCAAAAATTGATCGTGGTGGTTGAGAAAAATGATGAGGTTTGTGTGTGGTCAGAAGATGACGAGTTTGAACATCGTACATTGCTTGTGGATGTCAAAGCACGGATCCCTGAGCTAACATTTGGGCGATTTTTATCATCAGAACAATTTAATATCATGCTGCAGTCAAATTTCATTGATGGAAATGATCGAGGCGCATTACTTGAATTTGCAAGTGCTTTAAAAATCGAGAATGGCGCAGAGATAGAAGACAACGGAGTTTCACAGGTCGCAACAGTCAAAACAGGGGTAGCAAGTCTCGCTAAAGGCAAGGTTCCTAATCCAGTAGATTTGCGACCATATCGAACATTTACAGAGGTTGAACAACCATCAAGTAAATTTGTATTTAGAATTGATAAAAATGGACAAATGGCCCTGTTTGAAGCAGATGGGAAACGTTGGGTATCTGATACAGTAAGAAGTATAGCAGATTATCTCAAAGAGGAGCTTTCTGGAGAAAAACACATCACTGTTTTGTCTTAATTTCGGAGAAAAAATGAAAAATAATATCAAAATCCAGCTCCATATATTTGTATCTTTATTAGTTATTAGTTTTGCTATGGGATTGATTTTTTCAAAAGTTCAATACGATTCAAAAATCAAGGAACTTGAAAAACAACTTGTGACTACTCAGGATTCATTGAAATTTGCAAACAAAAACAAAGTGATCATCCATCAAGTAGATAATTATGGTGGTGAAATGATAGGTACGATAACAGAAAAAGCAATTATAAATGGCCATTACACTGTTACAATTGGAGCTTATGGTAAATTCCTTGTGAACAAGGAACAGTATGAAAGTTTGAGTGTGGGGGATGAGATCCCTGATTATTTAAAACAGTCTGGAAATTGACGATGATAAAAGGAGATAAGATGGCAGAGAAATCATATGAACAAGTTTTAGAACAGCTGATAGATGAAGATAATGTCAATCAGCCAAGCCACTACCAAGGGAGTTTTGGACTAGAGGCAATCGATGTTGTTAGAAATTTCGCTGGAGATCTGACAGGGTTACAAGGTTTTTACTGGGGAAACGCCATTAAATACTTGCTACGGTTCCAGGGAAAAAATGGCATCGAAGATCTCAAGAAGGCTAGAAAAAACCTTGAGTGGCTGATCGAGGATCTTGGAGATACAGGAAATGAAGTTTGAGTTTTCCCTACCAAGAAATACTAAGCTAAAAGCTCTAAATATGGTTATCAATAGTAATGACAGGTACCATCAAACAGATAAAGCTAAAGTTACTAAGCGCATTAGAGCTTTTGCTTACTGGCATACTTTGACATCCAAGGATAAAACAAGGGGCGCATTTAGCCCCTCTAATCCTTGCGAAGTAACAGTTACTGTTTATAGTCCTACAAAATCAAAGCTAGATCCTCCTAATCTATATCCAACTGTAAAAGCTATCATCGACGGCATGACAGACGCTGGTATTTGGACAGATGACAATCACAAGGTAATTAAAAAGCTATCTTTCGTGTATGGTGGTTTAAGTGGAGAAAAAGGGTGTTATAAACTAACTTTTGACATAGAGGAGTCAAAAAATGAATAAGCAGGAATTGATTAGTCTTTTGATGATGGAAAAAATATCAGCAGAATCGAAGAAAAAAGGAATATATTATACCAAAGGTTATGAAAAAGGTATCGATTTGGCTATTAAACTCATTGAAGCCAGTGATGATGAACCGCAAAAACCAGTCTTACCGAAAACTGTGGCAGAGTGGCTTGAAATGTGTAAAGATAATAACAGGCAATTACGAGAATCGCTTAATTTTCTGCCGTTTGGAGCTCATTTTTGGTTATCCGATTCCAAAAATCAAGAAATATTCGCCCGTGCATGGATTGATGGTTACGTATCGGATGAAGAAGATCGGTATACTATAAAACTAATTGAAACGAGACAATATTTACATAGAAGAGGAAATGATTTCTTTTTTGATGCTTATGTAAAACCAAAAGATAATCCAGAGATTGTTTTCACCCGAAAAGATCTTGAAGATGCTGGCTTCGGCTGGGTGTTTAGTTGCGAAGGTGTAAAAGTTGAGGAGGTAGAGTGATGTCTTATCCTATTGCGATTTTAGCAACAATAGCAATTATGCTAGGAATAGCGGATTTACTGCTAATCCTTATCGTAATTGTTAAAAATTTGCTGGATTTATAAAAAAGGAGGTGAAATAAATGGCTAAATTAGTATTAAAAAACCCTTATTTTGAAGAAGAAATAACAGTAAGAGAAGATCGTACTTATTTTAAACACTCACTAGATAACCTTGATTATGGGCATATAAAGTGCATCCAATTACATCAAATTGAACCTAATGAAGCACTTATCACTATCAATCCAAAGAATTTTGCAAAGATTGAAATTTATGATGACAAGGAGGTGGAGAATGAAACCTTGTAAATATCCATATTTAGGAAGAAAAAAGAAAGAAACTCCATCGCCAATGTTTTATGCACAACCAATTTTAAACAATATTCCAATTGTAGAAGAGATCAAAGTCGAGCTCGAAGTCGAAGTTAATACAGGGCGTATATGTCCAGTAACGTTAATACATTTAGATATTTCGGGATATGGTAATAGAATACATTCTGTACATCGCTTTCCTGGTGCCTTTCTGAGTGTTGGTGAGTCAATCCAACTAAAGATGCTTTTTTATAAAAGGCTTAGAAATCTTACTGCAGATCGTTTCTTGACATTTAGAGAGTCTGATTGGAAGTTTTTTATTCACGACCTAGTCAACGAATTTGTGCATTAGAAAGTTGATGAGGATTTAAATTAATGACTAAAAAGAAAATAGAGCGTCTATCTGTCATACATCGCAGGGAGATCAATTGGCTAAAGTGGTATTTTTTGAGAGATAAGAAAAATCCAAAGAAAACAATCCTGGAACAAAAAATACACGAGGCATTTTTAGAAAACGATGTTGAACAATCTGTATTTCTAGTCAATTTAAAATCAGTAACAGATGAATATATCAAAATATCAGATCGAAAAATGCTGAAGACAATAAAAGAAGTATATGTCTACGAGAGTTTGAACGTGATCGGAGCTTGTCAAAAAATCCTCTATTTAAGCCCAAGTTCAGCATATTCTCACATAAACAGATGGTTTGACAAATATTTTGTATCAACGTATAAACATATCCCATTGTTAAAATAACCGTAAAAATCCCCTAACCTGTGTATCTATAATCAAGATATACAGGATTTTTTAAAAGAGAAAAACATGGATCAATTACAGATAGAATATGTCGATATTGGCACTGTAAAACCGTATTACAGAAACGCCAGGCACAACGACGGAGAAGCAACCGAAAAACTAGCGGAATCAATAAAAGAATTTGGTTTTCAGCAGCCTATTTTGGTAGATGATAACAATATCATCATTGCAGGCCATACTAGGCTCAAGGCTGCATTATCTTTAGGTATCGATAAAATACCAATCGCACGCGCTGTCGGCTTATCAGATGAGCAAATTAAAGCATACAGACTTGCAGATAATCGAGTGGCGGAATACTCGACATGGGATAAAGAGCTTTTAGATATAGAACTTGCTGAGTTTGAGACAATCGACATGAGCAAGTTTGGGTTTGAGTTATCGATCTCAGGACTAGATTTTGGCACAGCCGATCCAGAACAAGATCAAGTAGAGGAAGAGCCAGAGGATTTTCACAGAGAGACAACCATTAATCAGTACAATCTTTTTAATTATGATCCAGATCGTACAGAAGGTAAATATGATATGCCTATTTTAGATGGCGTGGATCATGTACCAGCTGATTTACAAGGGTTTAATTATGTTCTGAATAAACCAGATACAACTAAAGGTGTGCATTTTTTCTTGGATGACTATCAATTTGAAAGGATATGGCAAAGGCCAGAGTTTTACATTGAGAAATTAATAGATTTCGATTGTGCTCTAACGCCAGATTTTAGCTTATATCTAGATATGCCAATAGCAATGCAAGTATGGAATATTTACAGATCCAGATTGATCGGGCAAATCATGCAAGATTACGGCATTACAGTTATTCCAACTGTATCATGGTCAACCAAGGATAGCTTTGATTTTTGCTTTGATGGGCTACCTCAAAATGCCACTTTAGCGGTTAGCACAATCGGAGTAAAACAAGATAAAGAACAATTTGAAATCTGGATCGATGGAATGAATGAAATGATCAAGCGGTTATCACCTATAAAAATCATAGTTTATGGTGGCAAGGTTGATTATGACTATAAAGATATTGAGGTTGTCTATTTTGACAATGCAACAACAGAAAGGATGAAAAACAATGGGCGGTAGAGGTGCAAGATTATCAAAAGGAAAAACAAATCTAAGACAAGGTAAATCAGACTCAGATAAAAAATTAACTCCGATACAAATCAAACTCAAGAAGAAATTGATGAAGAGTAGAAGAGAAAAGAGAGAGCATAGAAAATCAATCGGATTGAAAAAGACTATCAATTACGACACAAAGGACAATCGTATAGTGAGGACACAGGGTGAAAGTCACATGGTACGCGCAAGCTCTTTTAGACTTAAACAACGACAAAAAACAGGTGTAAGCGCCGTTTCACAAACGCATGGAAAAATGAAAAAACGTTGGGAGAAACACTTTAACGAACATCACACCGCCAAGAGATAACAGGAGGATCGCATGGGAGGCAGAGGAGCAAAACTAAATTTGTCTGGCGTGCCTAAAAACAAGCGAAAGGCCATTGCTAGTTATCAAAAGCAAATCAATAAACATTATGATAAAATAAAGACAGCTAAGAAAACTGGCAGAGACACAGAATATATAAATCACTGGGAGGCTGAAATAAGGGCCTTTAAAGGAAATATAGACAAAATAATAGATAGGAGAAATAGAAAATGATAGATTTGTATGATAAGTTAAACGAACGCATATATGAAAATTGTAAGATGTATTATGATAAGTACTCACAACAAGATGAGTTGACTGATGAACAATCTGGTATTATGGGCGGCCTCTACCAATCACTAAACATCGTTGCAAATGAGTATCTTGTTAACAATGAAAATGACAATGCAAAATATAGAGACTTGCTAGACAAGATCGAAAAGCTGTTAGAAATAGCGTAAAACATCCCCCTTTATGTAAAATAAAATGAAATCATGAGTAATATTACTTGTGATTTTTTTGTTTGAAAGGAGGTCAGGTATTGCCTAGGGATGGAACTAAAAACTTAAAGCCAATGAGCGAACGAAGCAAGGATGAAGTAAGAGAGATCGCAAGAAAAGGCGGAATAAACAGCGGTAAAACTAGACGTAAAAAAGCCGACCTCAAAAAAGCGTTTGAAACTCTGTTAGCATTGGATGTTACAGATGAGAAAATCAAGAAACAGCTTGAAGAAATGGGTATGGCTGGAAATAATGAGGCTTTGCTGGCCTTTGCAACATTTCAGCAGGCGGTAAAAGGCAATCAGAAAGCCACAGAGAATATTATCAAGCTAACCAACACAAAGGACAAATACGACATCCAAGAACAAAAAGAGCGTATCAAGTCGCTTAAACTGGATAACAAAGATCGTACAGAGGCCAATAAGCTTATAGATACTCCTATTTACATCGTAGATGAATGGGCTGATGAAGTGGAGGGCACGACAGATGACCTTTAAAGTACAGAAAAATGTAAACCCTCACTTTAAATCTGTATGGATATCTAGCTTGCCTTACAACGTATTAAAGGGTGGCCGTAACTCTTTTAAGTCATCCGTGATCGCTCTGAAGCTAGTCTATATGCTGCTAAGGTATCTAAAAGCTGGAGAGACAGCAAATGTTGTTGTTATCCGTAAGGTAGCTAACACAATAAGAGATAGCGTATTTAATAAGATTTGGTGGGCTCTGAATCTATTTGGGTTAGCTAATCAATTCAAGAAGACGGTCAGCCCTTTTCAAATCATTCATAAAAAGACAGGATCGACATTTTACTTTTATGGGCAAGACGATTTTCAAAAATTAAAATCTAATGATATCGGTAACATTATAGCGGTTTGGTATGAAGAGGCTGCTGAATTTGGTAGTCAAGAAGATTTTGATCAATCTAACGTAACATTCATGCGCCAAAAGCATCCACGCGCTAAGTTTGTACAATTTTTCTGGTCTTACAATCCACCTAGAAACCCGTACAGTTGGATAAATGAATGGTTTGAGTCTGTGAAGACTAACAATGATTATCTAGCACACTCCAGTACCTATCTCGATGATGATCTTGGATTTGTTACGGATCAAATGTTAAAGGATATAGAACGCATCAAAGAAAATGACTTTGATTACTATAGGTACCTATATCTAGGTGAAGCGGTCGGCCTTGGTAACAATGTGTATAATATGAGCACGTTTCATCCGTTAGATGCTTTGCCAATAGATGACAGGCTGATCGGTATATCATTTGCTCTCGATGGTGGGCACCAACAATCAGCAACAGCTTGCTGTGCATTTGGGATAACAGCTAAAGGCAAAGTCATATTACTTGATACGTGGTACTACTCACCAGCTGGACAAGTGGTGAAAAAAGCCCCTAGTCAATTATCAGAGGAGATCTATGGATTCATCAGATCGGTTATAGAAAAATATAAAGTACAAACTCTGCAGTACACGATAGATAGCGCTGAAGGAGCTCTCAGAAATCAGATGTATCTTGATTTTGGGTTAGTATGGCATCCAGTAGCCAAGCTGAAGAAAGTAACTATGATCGATAGCTTTCAGTCGCTACTGGCACAAGGAAGATTTTATTATCTAAACATTGAGAACAACAAGATATTTATTGAAGAACATAAAATGTACAGATGGGATGAAAAGACAATCAAATCAGATAATCCTAATGTCATTAAAGAAGACGACCACACATGCGATACATCACAGTATTTTGTGCTAGACAATGCTAAAATACTAGGATTGCGCGTGGGTAATACATAAGGAGGGCACACATGAGCCTATTGCAAAAGATAAAAGACTTTTTTAACCGTGGGAGGTATAACATGGAAACATCAAATTTAAATAGCATACTGGAACATCCTAAAATTGCTGTATCATCAGATGAATATGATCGCATACAGCATAACCTAACTTACTATCAATCAAAATGGCCTGATATTAGCTATTTAAACTCTGATGGAGATTTAAAACATCGCAAGATGCAACACTTGCCGATTGCCAGAACAGCAGCTAAAAAGATCGCTAGCCTGGTTTATAACGAACAAGCTAAGATCTCAGCGAAAGATGAAACACTGAATGAGTTTTTGAATGATATGCTGTCAAACGATCGGTTTAACAAAAACTTTGAAAGATATTTGGAAAGCTGTTTGGCGCTTGGCGGGATAGCTATGAGGCCATATGTTGATGGCGATAAAATCCGTGTGGCATTTATCCAAGCTCCAGTATTCTTGCCTCTTCAAAGCAACACACAAGATGTTTCTAATGCAGCTATCTTGACTAAGACAATCAAATCAGAAGGGCAAAAGAACATCTATTATACGCTGGTAGAGTTCCATGAATGGGTGACGAAAGATGGTAGCGAGCTAGGTAGTACGCAGGAGAAAAACATCTATCGGATCACTAACGAGCTTTACAAATCAGATCGAGATGGAATACTTGGACAGCGCGTGAATTTGCAAACGCTATATCCAAACCTTGAACCAGTAACTATCATCCCTGGATTAACACGGCCATTATTTAGCTACCTCAAGACCCCTGGGATGAATAATAAAAACATCAATAGTCCTTTAGGTCTCTCTATATTTGATAACGCCAAGACAACCATTGACTTTATCAATCGCACATACGATGAATTTATGTGGGAAATCAAGATGGGTCAGAGACGGGTAATCGTACCTGAACAGCTGACTAAGTTAAAAGTACAGCGAGAAGATGGAGAGATAAACTTCAAGCGTCGTTTTGATGTTGAGCAAAATGTGTACATGCAGATCTCAACAGGTAATATGGATGATGGAAATATCATTGATATTACAACACCTATCAGATCATCTGATTACATTTCAGCTATTTCAGAGGGGCTGAAACTCTTTGAAATGCAAATCGGAGTATCTAGCGGTATGTTTACATTTGATGGTCAAGGAGTCAAGACAGCAACCGAGATTGTCAGCGAAAACAGCGATACATATCAAATGAGAAATAGTATTGTAGCTCTTGTCGTACAAGCAATCAAGGAACTTTGTGTCTCAATGTGTGAGCTTGGACAATATGTTGGATTGTACACTGGCCCTCTACCTGAATTAGATGAAATTTCTGTCAACCTTGATGATGGTGTATTCACAGATCGACATGCTGAACTTGATTACTGGATGAAGATGGTAGCAGCTGGATTTGCTAGTCAGGAACTAGGCATTGAGAAAACGCTCAATGTAACCCCTGAAGAAGCTAAAAAAGAACTTGCTAAAATCAATGGAGAATTACCTCCAGAGAATGATGCAGAGCTGTCGCTATACAATCATAAAAAAGAGGAGGATGTAAAATATGCTTAGTCATTTTATAATGTGGTTGCTAAAAGACATAAAACGCAGTTTTTGTTGGCATGATTACGAACATAAACCAGCAAATTTACCAGACTGTGTACCTGAACATTACAAATGCAAGAAATGCGGTAGAATTAGTATTTTCGGGCTAGAATGAGGCATAAAATGGCCGATAAAAGAAAACAACCAACAATCAATGATCAGCAATTCTCTCTTCAAATGCAGGCTGTTAGTGATATATATGCTAAGATGCAAATTGAGTTGTTCGATAGCATGATAAAACGACTTAAAGAGCGAGGGGCTGCTGATTTAAAAGAAAATCCGTATGTGTGGCAACTCGAAAAATTAAACGATATGCACATGCTGAATGAGCATAATCTCAGGATCATTTCGGATCGCACAGGTATCGCTGAGAGTTTACTAAGAGATGTTATTGCAAATGAGGGGCTGAAAGTATACAAGGACACCAAGGATCAGCTGTCAGACGATCTCAGACAATCTCACAAAGGATATGTCAGAAATGGAGTTACAGATGCTCTTGAGTCCTATACATCGCAAGCAATCGATGATCTGAACCTTATCAATACAACATTGCCAGAGAGTATACAGTCTGTATTTAAATCTATCGTAGAGCAAACAGTCGCAGAGGTTGTGGCTGGCACTAAAACAGCAGAGAAAGCTATCAATGAAACGATAATGAGCTGGCAGAAGAAAGGTTTTACTGGATTTACAGACAGCGCAGGTCGTGAATGGCGGGCAGATAGTTATGCTAGGGCCGTCATCAAAAGCACAACATACAGAGTATATAATGAGATGCGCATTGCTCCAGCCCATGAGTTAGGAGTCGATACCTTTTATTACTCAACCAAGCGGACAGCAAGGCCAGCTTGCAGCCCTCTCCAAGGTAAGATAGTTACATTTGGAGATGGCGGGATAATAGATGGCGTTAAAGTCTATTCTCTGTATGATTATGACTATGGATCAGCTGGTGGATGCCTTGGGGTACACTGTGGACATTACCTCACCCCATTTGTAATTGGTATAAACGAACTACCAGACTTACCAGATTATCTCGCAAACCTCACTCCAGAACAGGCAGAAGAAAATGCACGCATAGAGGCTAAACAAAGAGCCCTTGAGCGGACAATAAGAAACCATAAAGAGCGATTGCATTACGCAAATACAATGAATGATGCAGATCTCATCCAATCCGAAAGGTTGAAAGTGAGAATGTATCAGAATAAAATCAGAGACCTTGTGGATAACTATGATTTTCTGTATCGAGATTACAGCAGAGAAAAGTTATACACATAATCTAGCGTTTGCTATATGCAGCGCTTTTTTGTTTGTCTAAACCGTAAAAAATCCCATCGATTCAAAGGTATATTGAGAAAGTAAATAATATTTTGCTTGAGGTGGGAGTTATCCACCTAAAAAAGAACTAGGAGGGTATAAATGGCATTTACAACCGAAGAACTACTCAAACTTGGATTGACAGAGGATCAGGCCAAAGATGTCTTTGCTTTACATGGTAAAGATTTGAACGCTAGCAAATCAGCCGTAGATACTATCACCAAAGAGCGAGATAGTTTGAAAGACCAATTGCAAAATGCAGAGGCTCAAATCGAGAACTTGAAGGCTGCAGAAAGCACAAGTGCTGAAACAAAAGAAGCTCTTGAAGCTTTGCAAACTGAGTACAACAAGTACAAAGAAGAGGCTCAGGCAGAACTTGCAAAGACGCAGAAAGTGAACGCTATCAATCTGGCTTTGAAAGATACCAAGGCGCACAATCCAGCAACATTGATGAAATTTATTGATGTTGATGCTATTGAGCTTGACGAAAATGGCAATCCTAAATTGGATGAGACCATCAATGCTCTAAAAGAAAGTGATCCTTATCTATTCAAAGCAGATGAACCTGAGAAACCAAACCCTAACATTTTCCCACAAGGAAATCCAGCGGCTGGCTCAGGATCTCCAGATGATGAATTTGCAGCTGCTCTAGGACTTATTTAATAAATTTTAAAAAGGAGGCTATAAATGTCTATCAATTACGTTACTAAACGAGAAAAACAATTTGATCAGAAATTGATGCAGGGCGCATTGACAAGCATTTTAGAAACACCAAAAGTTAATTGGTTGGGTGCTAAATCATTTGAAATCCCTACTGTATCTGTATCTGGTTATAAAGCACACACGCGCTCAAAAGGTTATAACGCTGGTACTGTCTCAAACGACAAGAAAGTTTATACTCTTAACTTCGACCGTGATATTGAGTTCTTCGTTGACTCTGCAGATGTTGATGAAACTAATGAAGAATTGTCAGCAGCTAATGTCACAGGTACATTTATCACAGAACATGCAACACCTGAACTTGATGCGTATCGCTTCTCTAAATTGGCTACAACAGCAATTACAGCGACTAAATTCAAGTCTGAGGATGACTACTCAGAAACTAATGTGTACTCACGTTTGAAATCTGCTATCTTGCCTATCCGTAAGTATGGAGCAGCTAACATCGTGATCTATGTATCTAGTGAAATCATGGATTTCTTGGAACGCTCAAAAGATTTCACGCGCTCAATCTCCACTACTTCGCCTCAAGGTATCGATACACGTGTTACATCTCTCGATGGTGTACAAATTATCGAGGTTTGGGATGATGCACGCTTTAAAACACAATTTGAGTTCACAGACGGCTTTGTAAAAGCTTCTGGCGGTAAAGACATCAACTTCCTTATCGTGGCTAAACCAGCAGTAATCGCAAAGGCTAAATTTAACTCAATTTATCTTTTTGCTCCCGGCCAACATACAGAAGGTGATGGATATCTTTACCAAAACCGCATGTATCATGACTTGTTTGTCTTGGAAAACAAAAAAGATGGCGTTTATGTTTCTCATAAATCCGCTTAGGAGGTAAGAAATGAAGAAATATATTAAAGAAAATCAAGTTTACACTGTCCAAGAGGGCAGTGAGCTTGAGGCACAGTTGCTATCAGATGGTTTTGAAGAAGTCGTAGAGGCTGAGGAGAAACCAAAGAAAACACGCGCTAGCAAAGCTGACGTTGAAGCGAAAGTCGAAGATGAGTAAGGAGGGATAGAGTATGAGTCTTTTTAAAGCACAAAAAAATATCTACTTTACAAGTCTAGATAAGGATGTTGCCGCTGGTGAAACTATCGATCTGGATCAAGAATACGCAGACGCAGTAAATGCTGATTTAAAACCAGTATTTCCTGATGTTGAGGCTGTACTTGTACCAGTTGAAGATGAAGAAGACAAGCCAAAAAAGGCAACACGCGCTAGCAAAGCCGACGCTGAAACAGCGAAAGATGCAGCAAACGATAAATAAGGGGTGGCAACACCCTTTATTTGTAAGGGAGGTTACTCATGTCTTATTTAACACAAGAAGAGTTTGTCAATCTGGGGTTTGATGCTGTATCAGATTTTAAAAATCTGTCCAAGAGGGCAAAAATTGCTATTGATTTATACACCCAAGGCATTTACCAGCGGTATATCAACTTTGATAATGAGATTGATTATCGTAAACAGGCGGTAAAACTAGCCATGGGATTTCAGATAGCTTATCTTGATTCATCTGGACTCATGACGGCAGATGACAAACAAACAGCCAAAAGCGTATCAATTGGCCGTACTTCTATTTCTTATGGAAGTCAGCAATATTCATCAGCTCAGCGGTTCAACCTTTCGCTTGATGCCGAGAATGTCCTGAGACAGGCTGGATTTAGTCTGATAACGGCAGTTGATTATGATCGATAAACGCTTATTAACAGATGTTGTTTCTGTCCGAAAGGTTGCGGGCAAAAACGAGTTTGGAGATGAGAGTTATGCTGAAGCGCTAGAGATTAAACCAGTAAGATTTGATCGATCAGTGAGCGTTACGGGTGTTAATAACTCGAAGTCTCGACAGAAATCTGGTGTTATCTATATTTACCCTAGATTTGCTAACGTGACAATTGATGATACTTGGCTTGGTGCAATTGTTAATGATGGATCGCGTGATTATATCATTACAGGTTATCAGCCTAATTACCTAAATGGGAAAATATTTAGCTATGAAGTCGAGGTGATTTGATGGCTGATGTAAGAGTCGTTGTTGATCTTGGCGGTGTTGACAGAAAACTATCTCCAGAAGCTGAAAAACGTGGAAAGCTAGCGATGGCTAGTCAAGGGATGATGATCATGGATCCATATATACCTCTAAGGGGTGGCCCATTGAGAGCATCTGGACGCATTGAAGCAAATGGAGATATCAGTTATAACACCGTCTATGCTAGAGCCCATTTTTACGGCACAAATGGGATTGTAGTATTTAGGAGATACAGGACACCTGGTACAGGTAAGAGATGGGATAGGGCACTAAAAGCCAATGTCGATAAATTGAAACAAGTTGCCGTTAGAGCAATGGGGTTGAGATGACACAGAATAATAAAAATTTTCAACTTGTGCTGTTAAATCATATCAACGCTATCAATAACCTACCATTAGAAGCTCGCCTTGATTACTTCAAGGATGATAAAGATGATTTAGTCATCAATGCTTTACCTGGAGGATCAATTGATAAGGAGTACATGGATGGCACTAGAGAAGTGTCTCTACCTTTTGAAATTGCTGTTAAATGCAAGAACAATCAAAAGGCTAGCGATACGATCTGGCTCGTCAACGGAGACTTATCTAGCTTTGATATTGATTTACCTAGCACAGATAATACTTATACTTTTCTTTCTCTTGATGTCGGAAAACCTGGCATTAATGGAAAAGATGAACAGGGTTACTTTGTCTATACATTGCAAGTGACCGCTAAATTAGAAATAGCAGGAGGATAATTATGGCACGTCAAAAAAATGCCAAGCGCAAACACTTAGTAGCGCCATTTGACCCAAGTAAAGCAGACATTGTACCAGCTGATAACGAATTTTTCCCATTGGCAAAGTATATCGAAAGTATCGAAGATGATACTGATGAAGAAACAGATGACAAGGGTTATTATGATGGCGATGGTACGAAAGAAGAAACTGTTACATCGGTTGCTGGTGCTTACACAGCTGAGGGTCTCTATGATGCCGATGATAAAGCACAAGCTCTTATCGCATCTATGAAGTACAAGACTGGGGATGGTCGCAGATTGTGGCATCGAGTAATTGAATCAAATGGCAAAAAGTCAAATACGCAAGTAGCTAATGTGTCAGAAATTAAAGCTGGTTCTGGAGACGCGACGGATTATGAAGATTTTGGCTGCAAACTCAAATGGATCAAAGCGCCAATCGAAAAAGCTATCACCTTATAATTAGAATTTTTTGGAGGAAATAGAAAACATGGCACATACTTATAATTTTGGGAATATCAAAGATGTTACAACGTTTAACATCGGAGATCTCACTCTTGAATTTGCTCCGTCGGATGCAAAAAGTGAGTTGCTAGCTAACAAGGCTATCGAGCTAAAAGAAAAGGTAGATCAATCAGATAAATCAGGTACGGAATGGGAACAACGCAAAGAACTTAAAGCTTTGATGGATGAGTTCTTTGCACTGATGTTTGATGAAGCTACACCAGAGAAACTTTATGATGCGTGTGGCCAAAACACAATCACATATCTCAAGCTCTTCTTGATGATGGCTGAAGCTCTTCAAGAAGTTAACGAGAAAAAACAAAACGACGAAACATTCAAGAAGTATCTTGCTGAATAATGTTTGATATTTCCAAAAAAATGGATGACAGGCTGGTACTCGGTGATACAGAGTATCAGCTTTTCTTATCCTTTGATCGAGTGTTATGGGTATTTGATATGTGGGGTAAAAAACACATACCGCCAAATTTAAAACCTAAACTAGCACTAGCTAAATTAACTGGTGATGAAAGTTTTAAAGACATGGACACAGAGTATGCCATGGCTGTATATGAAGATGTATTTGATAAACATATCAAGATCATCAAGGCTGGAAAAGATGTACAGCGTTACGATTTGGAAGGCAATCCACTACCTCAAAAACCTAATAACGACTCAGATAAAGATGATAAACCTCTTTTTTCTATCAAATATGATGGCGAGTACATTTTTGCGTCGTTTATGCAAGCCTATCAAATGGATTTGATCGAAGAACAAGGTAAATTGCACTGGAAAAAATTTAATGCACTGCTATCTGGTCTACCAGACGGCACTAAATTTGTTGAAGTAATGAAGATTAGAGCTTGGAAACCCTCAAAAGGTGACAGCTCGCAAGAAAAACAAAGGATGCGCAAATTACAAGAAGAATATGCGCTACCAGATATCTAAGAAAGGGGGGATTAAATGGCTTCTGATGGAAAAGTTACCATTACCATCGATCTAGATGGAGCAAAGGCTAGGGGTGAGGTTAAATCACTTAAAAGCATGTTAATGGGGCTTGGTGATACATCATCAAAGAGTTTTGGTACTGGTTCAAAGTCTGCATTAGGGTTTGGTACGGCTGTGGCTATAGCTAGTAAAGCTGTTTCCACTGCAATGGGAGCTATTTCTAGCTCCATGGGAGGCGCTATTAGTCGTGTCGATACGATGAACCGTTTTCCTAAAATGATGCAGGCTATGGGCTTCTCTGCAGACGAGGCTAAAGGATCTGTGGATGCCTTGGCAAAAGGTATTGATGGATTGCCTACGGCCCTGGATGAGGTTGTGGCAACCACTCAACAACTAGCCTTGATGAATGGGGATTTAGGTAAATCAACTAAATTAACACTGGCTTTAAATGATGCCTTTCTAGCTTCTGGATCGTCAGCTGCTGATGCTAGTCGTGGTTTAGTCCAGTTTAGTCAGATGATGTCGTCTGGGAAAGTCGATATGCAGAGCTGGAAAACTCTCATGGAAACAATGCCACTGGGTCTCCAAAAGACAGCAGAGGCATTTGGATTTGCTGGGGCATCTGCTAAGAATGATCTGTATCAAGCACTTAAAGATGGAACAATCACATTTGATCAATTTTCTGACAAGCTAATCGAGCTTGATGGCGGTCTAAATGGTTTTGCTGAGTTAGCGCGTGTTAACTCAATCGGTATTGCCACATCATTTAAAAACATCAAAACAGCTATTGTCCGTGGTGTAGCAAACATGATACAAGCTTTTGATAAAGCGGCACAAGCTAGAGGTTTGGGAAGTATCGCCTCTAACCTGGACAAGGTTAAAAAAGCAGTATCACAGGCATTTGATGCAGCAACACCTCACATCGAGCGATTTATGGATCTGATCATGCAATTGTACTCAACCATGGAGCGTAATGGAGCGATCAAGGCTTTAAGCTGGGCTTTCTTTAGTGTAAAAAACGCTGCTGAAAGTGTGTTTGAGACATTCACTAAAGGATCTGGCTCTACTGGTTGGATATTAATGGCCAGCCATGCAGTAGAAACCTTTGGAAAAGTTGTAGCTTCGATCGCTCAAGGCGTTAAAAAGTTTGTTGATGGGTTTAATGAAACAGATGCCGTTAAAAACTTTAAGTTAGCAGTGGAGGATGCCTTAAATGCCATAGAAAAGATTGCTGGTGCAGTACAGCAGAGCCAAATCATTAGAGATTTAGGTAAAGCTTTTGGTGAGGTAGTAAGTCAAATATCACAAGCTGTTTCTACTATAAGCGAGTTTATATCATCGATGGATCCTACGACATTACAAGCAATTGTTGATGGGATTATCGCTTCTGTGGTTGCTCTTAAAGGTCTAAAGACAGCCAAAAACGTCATAACCACTTTAGCAGAATCATTTAATATTCTGAGATCGGCTATTACAGGCCATCCAATCTTAACACTAGCAGTCATTATAGCTGGCTTATACACAGCGTTTATGACAGCGTACAACGGAAACGAAAAATTCAGAAAAGCAGTTGATAAAACTGTAAAAGCCGTTACCGACTTTGCCAAAAAAGTAGGAGATATGTTTAAAGGATTTGATCCTTCAATTCTCATCCCTATTGTTGGAGGCTTGACTAGTATTGTGGCCACTCTTAAATCAATGGGTAAATTGAATGGTGTGTTTAACATATTCAAAAAGATCCCAAATCCATTTAAGAAGTTCGGCAAGAACGCCAAGGATGCTTTTGATGGCATTAATTCATCTGCTAGTCAATCTAAGGGTATTATTGAGCAAATATTCTCTGGTATAGGTTCTGTTCTAGAATCTATTGCAAACGGAATTTCTACTGTAATACAAGGTATAGGTTCTGCACTGTCCACGGTAGTACAAGGGTTTGGTAAGGCTGCATCGATGGCTAATCCTGCTCAATGGTTCGCGATGGGGGCCGCATTTCTAATGATGGGTGTCGGTGTGACTTTTGCGGCCGCTGGTATCTATATTTTAGTTCAAGCTGCAATCCAACTGGCCAATGCAGGTACTGGTGCTCAAGTTGCTTTGTTGGCGCTTGGTATTGGTATAGCAGTTTTAGCTGGTATCTTTGCTTTGCTAGGGCCAGCATTGACAGCAAATGCCGCTGGTATACTGGCATTTGGTGCCGCTGTCCTGATGGTTGGGGCAGGTATCGGTATAGCAACAGCAGGGATATCTCTATTAGCTCAACAGCTACCAACAATTGCAGAATATGGTGTAAGTGCATCAGTAGGTATGTTAGCAATTGGTGGTGCTCTATTAGCCATCGGGGCAGGAGCTCTTGTTGCAGGAGCTGGATTACTTATTTTAGGTGCAGGGCTACTTGTTGCAGGGGTTGCGGCCCTTATTGCAGCCGTCGGGGCACTTGCTCTTGGAGCTGGGTTACTGGTTCTAGGTGCAGGTCTTAAAGTAGTCAGCGCTGCACTAAACTCAGCTACTCCATTCATTGATGCGTTTTCCGATGCGATTGCAAAAGTAGTTACAGCTATTAGCTCTGGACTAACCTCTATTTTAAATGCCTTAGCTGGTGTTATTAAAGAAATAGGTAAAGCAGCACAAAATGCTGGTAATGGTTTTAAAGCTCTAGCTCAAGGTGTGGTGATGATTACCAATACTAACCTTGCGGACATGGCAGCCTCACTCGGAGCTGTCGCTGTCGGAGTCGGAGCGATCAGTGCTGCAAGTGGTGGAATGGCAAGCGCTGGGGCTGGCATGAAGTCTCTGGGGCAAGGATTGGTAATGGTTAGCACGTTTGGAGCCGTGGCAATGGCATCCCTTGATAGCTTAAAAACAGCCATGACATCCCTACCGTCTACCTTATCGACAACAGCAACTGCATTTGCGACATTTAAAGAACAGGCTGTAGCTGGTATGGCTGGTTTATCAGCAATAAATGCACCAATTACATCATTTAGAACACAGATAACAGCTATTGTACCAGCGTTATTGATGGCTGTTACTGCATTTGCTCAATTAGGATCATTGGCATCTGTTGTATCAAGTCAATTGACGATGATAGCAACAGGCACACAAACTGTCACAACGGCATTTGCTACTTTGCCAGGGCAAATCCAAATCGCTATGCAGACAGCTCTAACAGCTATTATTAGCGTCGGTTTACAAATGCAGATGCAAGGTAGATTGATCGGTGTTAGGACTGTACAAAACATGTCTCAGGGGCTCATTAGTGGCCAAGGACAATTAATGTCTGCTATGTCTGCACTCATTAATGCAGCAAGAGCTGTAGGTATGTCTGGTGTTGGTGTGATGCGCTCTGTCGGAGCTTATATTGGCCAAGGGTTAGCCCAAGGTATGATGTCTGCTTTAGGAGCTGTAACAGCAGCAGCTAATGCTCTTGTCGCTCAGGCTGAAAGGGCTGCACAGGCTAAAGCGAGGATCCACTCTCCATCACGTCTATTTAGAGATAATGTTGGTCGTTATATCTCTCAAGGGGTAGCGGTCGGTATTTTAGCGGATGCCAATAAAGTAGATGATGCGATGGGTAGTGTGTATGATCATATCCAGTCATTTAGCTTTAGAGCAGAGGATGTGATTGGTATCGGTAAATCTAAGTTATCCAAGATCGTACAAGTTAAATCCGACCTTGAAAATGCTGTTAAAGCCACTGTCGAGGTCGCTAAAGAGAAGAGTAACAATCTACTTAAACAAGCTCTTGATGTTGCTGAAAAAGCTGTCGAGAGACCTGTTAATACCTATCTTGATGGTGATGTGTTAGTTGCCAAAACAGGAGACAGACAAAAAGCCTATCAGGATAGAAAGACAATCATAAATAACAGGATGAGAGGTATAACAATTTGAGTAAAGAAATGACGTTTAATGGCGTAGATATGTCTCGCTATTTCCGTATCACAGACATCATCCGACCAATCGGCAATAAGAGGAGCATCGCTAGCAACGATGCCCCCTTTATTGGTGTTAATGTACAGCAGGTAAAGATAGGGCCTAAAGAGCACACTATCAAATTTGATATGAGGACTAACACGCCTGAAGAAATGGAAAACCTCAAGCATGAATTAGCTGGTGTACTGAATGTTTCTGAGCCAGCAAAGATTGTATATGGCGACGAACCAGATAAGTACTATCTTGGTTATCCAGTAGATGATGTTACACCAGATAACATCACAAGATGGTTTCAACGGTCAGAACTCAAGATCTTTATTGCAGATGGTGTTGCACATTCATCAACTTATCGAGAGTTTAATGATGTCAAAATTGACAGTGGAAAGCTAATAATTGATGTGGATAACAGAGGTACTACTCATGCTTTGCCGATCATAACAGTTAATCACAAATCAACTAATGGATATATCGGGCTTGTTAATTCCGTTTCTGCATTTGAACTGGGAAACAAAGAAGGTTATGTGACAGATCCAAGACTGAGATCAGAAAGCCTGCTAAATTATCGAGGAGATAAGGTTTCTGCTGGATTATCTGCTGGCCGTAGAAATCAGGCTATCCTAAATGACACTTCGCAAGCATTAGATGGCACCCTTGGGATTGTTAATGTATGGAATAGACCACATATGCACATTGCAAGTATCGGAAAAGGTAATGGCAACCATGCAGCAAGTCTTACATGGGATATACCAGCAGATTCATTTGGTAACCGTGGATCTTTGAACGAGTATTTTTGGTGGAGACAAGTTTTTCGAGTCGGTCGATATGATCAGCTTGGCTTCATTAAAATTATGTTTTCAGACGAACAAGGCCGTTTCTTGTATGGCGTAGAAAGTATCAAGAGAGAGACAGGTGCTAAATGTGAGTATAACTTCCTGGTCACAAATGGCCAAGGTGGATTTAAATTAGTCAATCAGTGGGAGTTTGAGGCTGAAGAAAATCAAGCGACAAATCCATTTGATCCTCCTAGAGGTTGGTCTGATTTAGAGCGTAGAGATGATGTTGTTCAGGTCTTCTGGTTTGGTGGTTATCACAAGTTTAGGGTGCCTGAAATCGCTGGCAAGAAATCTGCTAAGATCCATATCGCCCTAGGCACATTTGGAAACAGAGAATGGCCAACACATATGTATGTTGATGGCTTCGAGTATCGAAAAGATATGGTTTCTGGTAATCGAGCTGTACCAAACAGATTTTCAGCTGGTACAGAGGTAATTATCAATAGCGAAGATGACACTGTACAAGTAAATGGTATTGATAGTGTTTCAGATGTAGTGGATGGATCAAATTGGCTATCTATCCCACCTGGCAAAAGCTCTATTGAGTGTTATCTATCAAGTTTTTCTGGAGATAAACCAAGTATAAAAGTTCAGTTTGAGGAAAGGTGGCTTTAATGTTATTAACAATACACAATCAACATCTAAAAAAAGTTGCATTTATCGATAACAACAAGCAAAAAACACTGAATTATTACGATGATACATGGACAAGACAATTAGAAACTGGATCATCAACATTTGAATTTACAGTATTTAAGCGGTCTGTCCAATCGGATATGCTTGGATATAAAGCATATAAGACATTACATGATAAAGCTTTTATTTCCTTCAAATACAAGCAACAAACCTATGTATTTAATGTAATGAGGGTTGAGGAAGATGAGCATACAATCAAATGTTATTGCGAAAACCTCAATCTAGAATTGCTAAATGAATATTCAAACCCATATAAAGCTAAAGAAGCGATGAGCTTCAAACAATACTGTGATACCCTTGGGCTCCTCAACTACTCAGCGTTATCAATTGGAATAAATGAGGTAGCTGATTTCAAACGTACTCTTGAGTGGGAGGGGCAAGATACTAAACTTGCTAGGCTCTTATCTTTGGCAAATAAATTTGATGCAGAAATTGAGTTTGAGACAAAGCTAAACCCTGATAGTACTTTAAAATCATTTAAAATTAATGTTTATCGTGAAAATGACGATGAACATCAAGGGGTAGGTAGGATCAGAACAGATATTAGGTTGGAATACAAGAAAAACCTAAAATCTATCAAGAGGACTGTTGACAAAACTGGAATCTTTAACGCTGTCAGGCCAACAGGTAAGACGGAGGGCGATGATCCCAAAGAAGTTACTATTGGTGGCATGGTTGATCCAATCAAAGAGAAAAATGCTAAAGGAATTTTAGAGTTTTACCAAGATGGAGATGTGCTATATGCTCCCATCTCTCGGCAAATGTACCCATCAGCATTTGCTCCAGAAAATAATGATGATCAATGGATCAGAAAAGATTTATTTGTCGAATCTGATAACCAGAAAGTTATTAGAGCAGCAGGGTTGAAAGCCTTGAAAAAAGCAGCTTATCCAGCTGTTACTTATGAAATTGATGGATTCTTGGATGTCGAGATCGGAGATACAATCCAGATTTACGATAATGGATTTTCTCCAGCTCTCAACATTAGAGCCAGGGTCTCAGAACAGACTATAAGCTTTACTAATCCTCAAAACAACAAGACAACCTTTGCTAACTTTAAAGAGCTCGAAAATCGTCTATCTAGCAACTTACAGGCAAGACTGGAACAGCTTATAGAGGAATCAAGACCATATAGCGTCCGCTTATCGTCTAGCAACGGTGTAGCTTTTAAAAACAACACAGGAACATCTA